AGGATACATACTGGAAGTTTTTGGATAACATGTATTATTGCCAATATCAAACACAAAACCACCACACGCACTATTATTATTACACGAAGTCTTACATTGTTCGACTGTTGCATTTCCGTAAGCGGCATTTGGTATATCATAACCACTACTATCGTTACCATTCATTGTTGTATATGTATTTGCGTATGTCGTATTTGTAGAAGGATAAGTGTGTAGTTTCGAGTCTTGGTCAACATAAGCAAGTTGCGCCATATTAGCATAGGAACCAACTTCATTTAATTGATATAAAGCGTTAGCACCTACACCTCCACCAGTATTTCCATCGGCCATTTTTTTACAATTAGTTGACAGTTGGTAAGTATATAAAACAAGATTACCATCTGATTGCATTATTAAAACCAAATTGCCATTTGTATAACTCAAATACTCTCCTGGCGCTAAAGCAGAACCACTTGGCATCCACGCTTGTCCAAATTTGTTATTAGCAGCGACCATTAAAGGATTGCCTTGTTGTTGTTTACCATTCGTTCCAGATTGCCATACTAAGCCTTGATTATCATTTGGTCCACTGCCTAAGTAAATATACATATTACCATCACTTTGAAGAATCAAAAAATAACTATTGGTAGGTGTCGTTGTGCTATATATGGCATTAGACCATCCACCACCACTCCACGAACCATTACTAATTTTAGTACAATTGGTCGCTACACCATATTCTTGCGCTTGACTTAAATTACTACTCAAAGCACATTGAGCATTTTTTCCGGAAGTTGAATCTTGTAATCCATAATAAGTAGCATTTTGTGATTGTGCAATTTGTTGACATTGTGAATTGTTATATTGTTGAGAACCTTTATTATATAAAGTCATTGCTCTAGTAGATTTATCACCATAACAACCAATGTAATTGCTTGGATTTTGAGTACTATTTGGAGTAGAAAATATTGCGGCACCACTTGAATTAAGAACTTTTAGAGAACCATTAACAAAACTAGCGTATGCGCCCGGATTTCCACCAGTATTTGAAGACCATAAAGCAGTTTGACCTGATACAACATATGCTGTTCCATTTTGTGTAGGAGCAATTCCATCATTTGAAACAGCACAATAACCTTGTGACGAATTAGTATTGACATTTTGTAAAGCAAAATAATTATATCCACCGTTAATCGCAGCTTGTTCACACATACTGTATGTATAAGTTCCTGCGGATGTATTTCCAGTAGACGACAATGAAACATTTGCTAAGGCGCTATAAAGTCCATTTGTAGTCCCTGCAAAAGTAATTTGGAATGGTCCAGATACTGTAATATTAAATTGCTGACTATATTGTGTCCATACATTTACTGGAGGACTAAAAGCAAATGTTTGGGTTGCTTGACCAGGGGATCCAGTGCTAGCTATTGTAAGATTAATTTTATTACCAGCACCGCCAATATTACTGCCACAAAGGTAAAAAGATAGTGTATATGTGCCTAGTGGTAAAGTAATTAATTGATAAATATATTGGTTATAATAAATAGATACACATTGACTACCACCTGGATAAGGAATTGGATAAGAAGAGTTTTTGTAACTATTTACCAACATAGCGTTAAAATACCAACCAGGGACTTTTGTAGTTCCCCAATAACCCACGTAAGTATTTGTAGCAATTTGCGGTTCATTAAAATTACCATTTACAATAGCTGCTGTATTAGGAGGTGGTGGTGAGCCGCCAATAAAAGTCATTGTTGACGGAGGTGAATCATTATCCGCGTAACAACCCTGATATGAAGTCACTGGATTGCTAATCATTGTATTCACGTATATATTTGCTCCTTCATTGCCTACACTTTGACCTGATTCCACAGGAGTGCCAATAACTAATGGAGGTTTTGTTGGGATAGTTGATCCAGGAGTAGTGGAAATGGAGGTCCATTGTATAGGAACTGTTGTAAACTGTCCTTGAGGCGGAAACCCATTTTTACCTGATACTGCAGCATAAATTTCCATAGTTAGTATTTCCTTTGCTGTACCTTGATTTGTCACATAGAAAAGAGCACCACCTTGTAATTGAATTACTTTACCTAAATAAGGATTACTAGAACTAGATCTATCGACATAATTAGTTGCTATGTTTTCTATTTGATTAGATAAAGTTTGATATTCTGCTAATGTACTATCATATTCTGACTTTAAATTAGCAAGAACTTGTTGTTGAGAAGTATAAGTATTTTTATCAATTACTTTTTGTGTTTGCATTGTGAGACCATTTTGTTCTAGACCTTGAAAACCTTCTTTTGAGCTTACGCGTTCAACACGTTTTTCTAAATTTTTAGTAATTTTATTTTGAAACTTTTTAAATGTTTTCCCTTGATTTAAAGAAGGCGAATATTCTTTAGTTATAATATTTTTGTTTTCACAATCTGTTGGATTATCAATAATGGATTTTTTTTTTGTTAAATCATCAAAGTTTGAAAATAAATTAGAAATTATAGACATATTAATATATTATTATATTAAAATATAACTATTTTACTATAATATTATATTAAAATATAACTATTTTACTTTTATAAAAAAATGATTTATTTAATCATATAATAATGTAAATTAAACATATATAATAATGAGCAATTCATATTTACTTGGTGCTATTGAAACCACCAGCAACAGTTATACAAATATTATTAATATTGAAAAAGGTCATCAATATAAATGCATTGCATGTCAGAGCAACTTAATTTTAAGAAAAGGTGAAAAACGTTTTCAAAGTTTAATTCATAAGGAAAAAAATAATTGTCAATATTTTAAGAACCCTACTCAAGATCAATTATTGGAAGACGCACGCCTTCACTTATCTAAATTAATAGAACTTGATAATGTTAATGTATTTAGAAGGTGCAATGTATGCAAAATGGATTGTAAAATGCATGTTACAGGTATCAATAATTTTAAATTATATTTAATAAAACATGAAGAAGAATTTAAAAAAGAAGAGAATTATCAATATTATTATGTTAATATTGAACAATTAATTAAATATATTAGAACTGATTATGCTACAAAAATAGTTGAAATAATGTGTAGTTATTTAACTACTTGTGATAAGTGTAAAATAAAATATGGTTAAATATATTATTTTAGATAGCATTTTAGATATTTATTTGGTTATAAATTTTTTTACGATTAAAATAAAATAGAGTAAATAAAATTATAATTATAATTTTAAACTTATTGATAGGGTAGTTAGTAGAACCACCACTCTGATTATTACTAGAAACGTTATATCTAAAAAACAACATAATAAGTAATATTGCTGTAAAAAGTAATGCTATATATTCATAATATTCTTTATTTACTATTTCACTTGAATCCTTGTAGGCGGCTTCAACAGTATTATTGTCAATAATTGTATTATTCATTATATATATATATTGCTAATAAAAAAATCCTCCGCCACTTTGATACATAGAACTAGGATTTTGTTGAGAAGATGATGAAGAAACACTAAATTTAACTAGCAAAAATACTACTAATATAGCAAATAAACATAACAAAACATATAAATAATAATTTTTATTTGTTACTATTGTTCCTTGAGTTTGAGTTTTATCAAGAGTTTCATATTCATTCAACATTTTATCAATTTTTACTCTCTCTGCTGTTAGCTGAGCATATTGCTTCATAAGAGTTTCGTTTTCTGATTCTTTTTGGTTATTAACTTCATTATATGTTGGTTCCGACTGTTTAGAAAGTTGCTGTATTTTTGCATTTGTTTCATTCAATTGTTCATTTATATTTTGAACGATAGAGAGAAGTTGTTTGCCTTTTGAAACTATTGCTATATCGCTAGATAATCCATTAACTAAATTACCATCTCCTTTACGTAAAAAACACATAGGTTGTTTGTAATTTGTTGGATTATATGTTGCACCACTACATTGAGGGTTTGCAGAACAAGACGCAATACAATCATTAAGAGTTGCTGAATTATTTTGACTTAAAGCACTGCTACCTAAAAATTGTTGTCCATTAACAGTAACATATTTATCCATAATATTATTAGAAGTTGGGTCTTCTTTTAAGTAGCTAACATAATTTGCAACAGCTTGTTGATATTGAATTAAAAGATTTTTATAAGTTGTTCTTAATGTCTCTAAATTTAAAATTATTGAATTACTTTTATCATATAGTTCTTTATTATTAGGTAAATTCATCTTATATAATAATTAGAAGAAAACATATTTTATTTCTGGATAAATAAAAAATTAAGTAGAAAACAAGTTGTAGAGAGAAAACCTATACAAGCACTTAAAATATGTATATCATCTTGTTCTTTAATAGAATCATTAATTGTTTTTTTTACTAATATATATTTATCTTGTTTTCTCTCTTTATCATATTCTCTACTCATTTTTTGAATTGATTTTAATGTCGAATCCATACAATATTTATTTAATTCATTATTGTAAGGAAATCTTCTACATTTTAAAAAAGATGTAAACATTTATTAAATATAAGTATTATTATTTAATAAATTTAAACGTTTAAACAGACGCTACTGTTGGACTTTTATATACTTTTGAAATTATTAATCCAGCAAATAATATGCTAATACTTAACCCCCAATTTCTTAAATATCCTTCTTCATACATTTCCTTATAATTGTCAATTAATTCGCTTGCCGCATTATTATCTGTTTCAGCTATTCCTAATTTTCTTTTTAATTCTCCATTTGTTTTCCTTTCCCTTTTAATTAAAACATTTAATGCTGCAAGAGCTTTATTTATTTTGTTAATGTTTACATCAACACTATTTTCAAGCGTAAATAAATCAGAACAAACTTGAGTTATTTGTCCTTTAACTTTATCAAACATAGATTGATAATCAGGATATTCTGGATTTTTGTTGTAAAATATATAATATTTTTGAAATTCTTCTAAAATAGGAACAATCTTTTGCTGTAATGCATCTAATTTATTTGTAAATTGTTCTGAATTTGGTAAACTATCAATAGTATCTTCTATACTCATTAATATATATAACTATTAAAAATTAATATATATTAATTTAAAAATTATCTTCCGTATCAAAACAAATGCGATAAACTTCATTCATACATTCTTTATATCCTCCAATATATTGTGCGTTTCTAAATATAATTGGAAATTGTTTACATTCTTCTCTCGTTATTAGTTTAATAAACTCTAAAAAAAAAGGCTTATTTTCATTTAAATAATTATCACAATTAATTACATTATATTCCATTTTATTTTCTTCTAGTAATATCTTTATTTTGTCACAATTCGGACAACCTGATTTGCTATAAACTGTAAATCCTTTTTCTGATGGCACTTCTATATTCATTTATAAATATTTATATAAAAATTTATTTAAATATTTATTCACTTTTATTTAGAGCAGTCGCTTCGCTTTAATTCAGTCGCTTCGCTTTAATTCAGTCGCTTCACTTTAAACACAAATTCTATAATAATTAGCCTCAATTGCTGTTTTACTTGATCTTATAATTTTACAAACTTGTCCAGGTCTTAAACCAATTACTCTTGCAACAGGATCAAAACGCGATATATCTGGAAATTGAACCTTATCTGTAATATTATAACGCTTCATAATATCATCAACTTCTTTTTCAATTAAAACTTTATGAGGAGGCACTAAAACATGATTTAATATATTAAATTGAAGACGCCTAATATTTTCAACAACAATGAAAATGCCGTCGCTTTCCCAAATATGCTTTAATTCATTAATAAGTGTTTCATTTGGATCATCTTTTATAATAATAAATAACGTATCAGTCTTCTTTAAAGTTTCAGTTAATACAAATAAGTCATCAATCATTTCTTGAATATTTTTAGGGGCTGGTCTTGACGTTAAATAATATCTAATATAAATTTTTTTCTTTGGATTTTCAGGTGTAACTTTATCATCATTAGTTTCAAGAAGCATATCAAGTTGATTATTTTGCTTCATTGAGTTAACTTCATTAATGCTAAAATTTGAGTAATCATTAATATTATATCCTTGTTTTTCCATAAGCTCTAGAACTACTTTTCTAGAATTGAAAATATGTGAAATTAAAATACTTGAGTTCTGACTTGCCATTCTATATTATAATATATTTATATTAGTATATTTTTAATTCAATTTTATTTTAAATTGTTATTTTTTTTACGTCTGTTGAAGAAGATTCTTGATCCTTTTTCTCTTCTGATTGTTCACCAGTTGATGGCGTTTCTGGCGTAGACGGCGTAGACGGCGTTTCAGGTTTAACTTCTAATACAGAAGGAGCTGGACCTGGCACTTCGGTTTTAACTGGCTCTGCCGGAGATTCTGGAGTGCCTTGATATTCAGGAGAGTTAATAGTATAATTTCCTGGTGAATAATTAGTTGGCGTTCCAGGTTGTGAATTAAACATAGATGGTGGTGTTTTAGGTACAAATATTGGCGATTCTGGAGCGTAATCGGGCGAATTTGGCATATATGCGGGTGATTCAGGCGCATATTCGCCTGTTGAAGGTGTAGATTCAATTATAGCTGGTTGTGGTATAACTGGTTGTTCTTGTATAACTCTCCTAGGGATATTTTTTTGGTCTTCTATTATTTTAGCTCTAATGCTTGCACCATAATCACCAATAACTTCTGCCGTTGATTTTGTACTCTTCATTAATTTATTGATATTATCTGAATAAGACATACTTAAAAGTTGATCAACATTATCTTCTGTTATAATTCTCATTTGAATATTCATAACTTGTAGCTCTTGCATTAAAAGTTTAAATGAATAAGGAATTTTAATAATACTAAATGAGCGACCAAATCTACTTAAATTCATGATATTTTGTGTTCCATCTGGATTAGTATTAAATTTAATTGGACCATCTGCTTGAGGACTTAAAAACAAATTTCTTGATTCATTATAAATTGCAACTGATCCTGTTTTATTACAAACCGCAATATAATAATCTTTACTCTCTCCTCTTACCATAAATGATTCATTTAAAAAATATGACATTCCATGTGCTAACACTCCATCTCGCTCCATCTCACCAATACGTAAACCACCATCATTAGCGCGACCTTGGACAGGTTGTCTTGTCAATACTGTATTTGGACCGCGCGCACGATAATTGATTTTATCCTTTACCATGTGTTTTAAACGCATATAATAGGTTGGACCAATAAAAATATCAGCAGATAATTGCTCTCCTGTCATACCATTATATAATACATCATTACCGCTAGAATGAAATCCGTGTTCTACAAGCATTGGTCCGTAAGTAGAGTAGTTTGGACCTTTTACTTGAAATGCTGTGCAGTCTCCAAATGCACCATAAGTCGCACATAATTTACCAAAAAGACATTCTATTATTTGTCCGATTGTCATACGAGACGGTAAAGCGTGTGGATTAATAATTAAATCTGGGCGAATGCCGTCAGCAGTAAATGGCATATCTTCTTCTTTAATAATGAGACCGATTGTACCTTTTTGTCCACTACGTGACGCAAATTTGTCTCCAATTGCAGGCAAACGTTCTTCACGAACACGAACCTTTGCAACATTAAAACCTTCTTCACCCGACGTAATAAATGATTTATCAACAAAACCAAGCTGACCTTTTTTGGTTTTAACTGAATCATCCGTCCAAGTATCTTTTGCCGTCATACTAGAATTAATTTTACCAACCAATATAATTTTATCATTTATTTCCGTGTTCTCTTTAATTAAACCGTGTTCATCTAAATAACTATAATCAAAACCTTGTTTTTTACCAACAACATTATTATTTTCAATATTGGCAAATTTTGAACTTGTCGAACCTGTTACTTTTGAACTTTCTTCTCTCGTTTCATAAGAAGAATAATATGTTGTTCTAAAAATTCCTCGTTGTACAGCACCTTCATTTATTAAAATAGCATCTTCTACATTATATCCTGTATAAGACATAATAGCAACAATCGCATTAACACCATAAGGCATTTCTTCATTATTAACATATTCCAAATATCTTGATTTAATTAAAGGAATTTGTCCATAATTTAATACAACACCCATCTTATCAATACGCATTTGATAATTAGAATGATAAACAGAAACTGCTTGCTTACTTTGACCACAAGAGAAAGCATCACGAGGAAGAGGATTATTTTCAGGATAAATAATAAGATTGCCCATAACACCTAAAATTAGCGATGGATCAATTTCCATGTGCGTATACCATTTACTTTTTTTAAGGTCATTTTCATTTGAAGCTATTAATGCGGTTTCTTCTTCTGCTGTATCAACATAATCAACCATAGATTTAGCTGATTCTAAACGCTGTAAAACAACTGATTTATCTCCTCCAATGTCACTGTAAAGCTTCATTAATTCGTAAATTGTATTATTTTTTGTTTTAAAGTTTTCGTCAGATTTCTTCATAAACCCAGAAATAATTTGTTCCCAAGTTATGTTTCCAGTTTCTAATAATTCAGTTATATTTTTTCTATCAAAACTTATTTTTCCATCTTCAATATAATAAATAGGTCTAGTTAATCTACCTGCATCCGTGTAAATATTAATTTCATTACTTTTAAAATTAAATGAAATACTTGTATAAATTGGAAGAACACCATTTCTTCTATATAATTTTAACAAATTAACTAATTGAATTGGATTATCAATAACACCAATCCATTTACCATTTACAAATATTTTTGTATTGCTTCCTAATTGTTCTGGTGAACATTCCAATATAATTCTCATTGGAGTATTTATTCTTAGCCATTTAATAATTGGGTAGCCAGAAGAACCGCTTGTAATATGAGTACTAATTGCCATATGCTTATGTAATCCAATATTTCCACCGTCAGGTGTATCAAGTGGGTCAATAAAACCCCATTGTGATGAATTAAGTAAACGAGGTCCCACAACTTTTGCACTGGAATCTAATGGTAAATTAAGTTTACGCAAATGAGAGATAAATGTATTCCAACTAAGACGATTTAAATCCTGAACAGCACCAATACGTTTAGTATGTGCTTCTGAACCCCAATTACCTTTAAATGCCCTTCTAAATCCTTGTTCTACTATTCTCTCTTTAAAGAATGACTTAAAGTTGGCTTCAATAAGACCTATAAAATTGTCCTTATATTTGTTTTCTTGTTTTTGCTCACCAGATTTACCTTCCTTCAACTTTATTTGTTTCTTCTCTTTTCTTGAGAGAGTTTCGTCTTCTTTATATTCACCTTTGTGATAGTAATATTCTTCATCAATTTTCCTTGTTATATCCTTCTTTTGAATTAAATAATACTCTCTAAATAAATCATAAATGAGAGAACCTGATAATTCAACTCTTTTAAATCTAAAATTATCGCGATCAGTTGGCTTCTCTTCTTTTGTATATACTTTTAACATACGATTTACCATATAACCAACAAAATAGGCCTTTTCCAAAAAATTTAACTCGCCAATATGAGACAAAAAATAATCAGATAAAATTTCTATTACACCTGAAACGGTGCCTCTTTTTGTAAGTTCTGCAATAAATTCAAGAGCATTTTGCTGGTTAAATATTTTATTTGCATCGTGAATAGAAGGAATAAATAAGTCAATATATCGATTTTTTTCATTTTCTTTTTCATTATCTAAATTGGTAAGCAAACAAGTTTCAATAATATCTTTATCCGAACTAATTCCAAGCGCTCTCATTAAAATAAATAGGGGAACTGGCTTTTTAACATTTGGAACAGAAACAACAATTTGATTATTAGTGTAGCTAGGAGATGGTGCGACCATTCTTATAGCGCTTGTGCGAATTGGCTTAGATGTATCTTCAGAAACAGAACGAATTTCTGCTGAATAGCTATATAAATCGTCATCTTTATACTGTCGAATATAAAGCAAATTATCTGCAAATTTTTCTTGCGAAATAAGGACTTTTTCCTTACCATCAATAATAAAGTATCCACCATAATCATTACGACATTCGCCCATATTAAATCTAACATCTTTGTTCATTGTGCTTAAAATACACAAATCAGATTGAAGCATAATAGGAAAGCGACCAAGATATATTTTAGGTAATAATATAGAGTGTTCTCTTCTCTCCTCTCCTACATAATAAATAAATTCTACTTCAACATCATAATGAATAGTTACACCGTAAGTCATATTTCTTAAACGCGCATCATTAGGAAACATATAGTGAGAAGAGTGATCATCATAAATAATGGGTTTGCCATAATAAATTTTAGTTCCATCTTTTCCACCTAAATATAATAAACATTCATTACGTTTGCCTTCGGATTCGCTAGAACTTTCATCTTGTCTCTCAATAAAGCGAATAGGATTATTTTCGTGAAAAACACGTCGAATACCATTCTTAAAGAATTCATTATAAGACTCTAAATGATGAGAAACTAAAGTATTGGGATTGTCTTTAAATAATTTGTCAATTAATTTCCAAGATATTTTGTCTTTGTCCATTTTATATTATAATAATCATATATTTTTAAATGTAATTATTATTATAATATTTGAATTAATTATTTTTCTTTGTTTTATTATTACCACGTCTACCACCTTTTTTTGTTAATTTAAATTTTTTTTTTACTTCTTCGCTAGCAAAGTCCGTCCAAGGTTGGCTAGGTCTATCATGTAAATACGGACAAAATTTATAATATTGTCTATGTTTTTTACAGAATTCATCCTTTATAAATGGAATACCACATGAATTGCCAAAGCGACCGCAAAATGACATTTTTTTTGCCATATTTGTATCGCAAACTATACCATCAACAGCCCCGTGAGGAGCAAAGGGTTTTGGTCTGCTTTGGTCTGACATATATTCTCTCGCATCTAAATCATAATGAGAACAAACAGTTCTTGAGCAAGGATTATCTTCCTTTTGTAAATAAACGTCATAATGATCGGCAATAATTTTTTTAGCAACTTCAATATTAAGTTTGCCTTTATGTTCGTCCATTAAATCGCCTAATCTTACTAATCTTGCACCTTGATGTCTTCTTACATCATAAAATCCTGAATTATTTACTTCTAAATTTCTTATTTTTTCATCATAAGGCGCATTAAATCCAATAAAAAAACCATTTTTTGTTCTCTCTATATTATGATATTTAAGACCTAATTCAATACGTAAAATCTCATTATTAACTGTATCTCCAAACAACCAAGAGTTCGCATAATCTCCTGAATTCTCTTCTAAAAGTATTTCACAATATTCGTCTAATGTATTACCATATTGCATAGCTTTTCTAATTCTATATCCAATTGGATATTTTTTTTCGTAAGGATAAAATCCACCAATTGTTGTTTCTGTTCCTATAATACCCTTTGCTGTAACAAAAAAATCAGTTCCACTCCAAATCCAGCATGGAGATGTTTGCATAATAAAACGATGACCTTTGTCCGGTTTTAAATCTAAAACAATATTTGAATATTGTCCATCAATAAAATCTGTAAAAGAATTATGCGCACAAACAATATTACCGTCTTCAGTCCAATCTCCAACAGCAATAAATGCACTACAATGGTCCTTAGCACCGCCTTCTTTACCAACCCTGCTATCTGATTTTGCTGACTACCAATATGGTATAGACATGTAAAAATTCCAGGCAATTATTTCGTCAATATTAGTGGTGCATCCAGCAGCAGTACAGCCTTCAGCAATGCCTTCCATTTCCTCATATAGCTCTTCAAAATCACGTTTAGTCATATCTTTAAAATCATCATTAATTTGCTTGATAAAATAATCCCATTCCATTCCATACGCCTCCATCATTAAAAATTTTAACATTTTTTGGATTTCCTTAAAGTCTTCAGCGCATAAATATCCATATGCATAACCGCGTTCTTTTGGCGAGCCTCTAACTGATATATATTTCCATCCATTTTTTTCATACGACTTTCCATTTTTAACTGTATTTTTCATTTGCGTATATTATATAATAATAATATTTAAAATATTTTTATTATACTACATTTATATTCATATTTATATTCTTTACATATTAATCATTAGCAGACCAATCATAACAAAGAGCAAAAGCCAAGGCAATAATACTAACAACCAAGAAACTCCTACATGACCGTCCTTACATATTAAATTAAGTATATAAGTCCAAAATAGAACATAAAGTAATTTAACAATAAATACAGCCATTGTGTTAGGAACACGACAAGAAAAAGAACCAACATGATAGCTGTTATTATTTCCTAAATTTTGGAATAACACCATTGCCAATGCTACCATCGATATTACAAAATAGATAGCAGCTGGAGTACATAGCTCTTTTAACGAAGTTGGATAGTTAGCCATTATATAAATATAGAGAGAAAATAGTTTTATTTTTACTTTCTCTTATTAGTCTTTCTTCCTTTATTAGTCTTTCTTCCTTTATTAGTCTTTCTTCCCTTATTAGTCTTTCTTCCTTTATTAGTCTTTCTTCCTTTATTAGTCTTTCTTCCTTTATTAGTCTTTCTTCCTTTATTACTCTTTCTTCCTCTTCTTCCACCAATCTTCAAAGTTTCAAATATAGGTTTATACGAATCTTGATTAATAAACTTATTAATTTCAGTCAAATTCGCTTCAGGTTTTTTATTTAGAAGAAAGGTTCTAAAAGCATTTTTTCTATCTTCTACACTGCTATTTGCCAATTCACTTGTTTCATCTTCATTATGTACTGTTTCATACCATTCTTTAAATATTTCTTCATAATCTACATATTCTTCACGATGGAAGCAAGATAATAATTCCTTATAAATAGGATTACAAGTACTACTTGCAGAAGTTGTTGGTTCATCACTACATAATATAAAGAGTATTGTTTTATTAGTTAAAAAAATGCGCTCAAAAACACCTTTACAACAACTTAAGGGGTTTTTTCCAGAATCATATGCATAAATAGAAGTGACAGCAAATTGACGTATATATGCATCCTTATATTCTTTTGGTTGAGACATAACAAATTGAATCATTTGTAATACACTTTCTTTATATTCAGGATGTTCTCTTATGTAACCATTTAGACTATATTTAAGATTACCACTTAAATCATTAAGTATTGTTGCACTAGGACTATCGGTATTAAATTCTTTTGTTTTTTCTTCTATACCTATACCAGTTTCACTCTGTGACTCAATATATTCTACTAATGGATTAAGAGGGCTAACTTCATTTATAAAATTTCTTTTACCATTGTTTTCTTGTGTAATAATTCCCATAAATTTTTAAAAATTAAATTCATCAAAAGCATTATGGATTTCAAATGCTGGGCTTCAATTGGTTGAACTGGAACATTGCCTAATGGTGTATTCAAAAACATATCAACAATTGTGGTAGCAGGACTAATATGCCAATTTGGATTTATATTTAAATTAATACACCCTCGAAACAAGCCTGTCATATCTGTTACTCCTGTTATATTCCAAGGATGTAGATTTTGATTAAATCTTCGACAATCTCTAAACATATAAAACATTGTTTTAACTTTTGATACATCCCAATGACTGATATCTTGATTGAAATTAATACATCCTCTAAACATATTATTCATATTAGTAACTTCTGATACATTCCAATTACTTATATCTTGATTAAAATTATTACAACCATCAAACATTCCACTCATATTAGTAACTTCTGATACATTCCAATTACTTATATCTTGATTAAAATTATTACAACCATCAAACATTCCACTCATATTCAAAACATTTGTAGTATCCCACTTAAAAAGAGGTTCGTCGAATGTTTCATAACCACTAAATAAACTTCTCATATTTGTTACTTCTGTTACATTCCAGTCTCCAATTGCTTTATTACGCATATCTTCTGGTAATAGGTTTTTAGATGTTATGTAATTCCTAACATAACCTGCAATATTTCTATCATTAATTACTGTGGCCATTATATAAATATATAGAGAGAAAATATTTTATATCATTGAAGCACGAATTGTAGAAATATTTGCTGCGGTTGGTATTTGGTCTCTCCATGGTAAAGGGCTTACTGGAGCAGCATATCCACTTAATGTATTATACGCACTTCCTACTCCAAACTGAAATTGTCTACCTAAATTGATTAAATCTTGACCTAAAAAATTAGATAATGCGCCACCTTTTTGTCCGCGTTTTCTGGTTTTTCCTCCAACAGAAAATGGTCTATTAGCTCCTGTTGCTATCATTGCGGTTTGTGGGTCAACTTTGAACTGATTCAAAGCTAAGTAATTACTATCACCTTGAACGCCATTTACGCCAGGTAAACTATTAGTAGAAGGATTCCATGCTGTACCTACGAGTCCATCAGGATAAGGAATACCTGGGTTACCTCCTTTCATCATCTTCTTTTTACACGAGCTACATTTACAATTAGAACGATGTTTTTTACCACCCACCATAAATCCTGGGGCACATGAGGCGCAATTTCCGCCGTGCTGAGAACCTTGAGGATTTAAAAAATTGAAACCGTTAAATAAAGGTCCTGTATTAGGTATCGTTTTATCCGCAGCATTTGTGTTAGTTAGCATACCACCTTTACCAGTATAGGCTAAAAAAGGATTACTTTGAGTGGGTACATTTGAACTTGGATAAGCCAAATTAACATCTGCTGAACCTCCTAAATGTTTTTTGTAAGTTTTAGAACAACCTTTCATTTTATAAAGTTTTTGATGTTTTTTAGTAGTCTTCCTCATTTATAATATATAATAAGAAATTAATCGCAAATTATTCAATATC